AACAATCAAGCAATATGGATGAGTGTTAACCCGTCTAACACGAATTGGAAAGAATCGTCAACAGGACCTTTACTTGCGTACGTGACACCTACTACAACGCAAGGTTTCAAAATAAGGGCAACGGGTGTAAATGGTACGTCGGGATTGCGCCCTGGTCACTGTGCGTTAGAAATTATGGAAATTTAAAGCTCGACCGCAAAGTCGTTAAACTATACTGAACCTAACAAGGTTCTTTTTTTATGCATGAAAGGTGGTGAGTAAATGCCGTTTTGGAAATTTATTAAAAATAAAGCTACAGAAACAACTGAGGAATTTGTTGAACTACGCATCGAAGGTGACATTGTGGATGATGAGGATATTTGGATTTATGAATGGTTTGGTGAAGATGCAACAGCACCGAATGCATTTAAAGAAGAACTTAACGAATATAAAGGGCATGACTTAACAGTTTGGATTGACTCATATGGTGGTTCAGTTTTTGCAGGGGCATCAATCTATAATGCTTTAAAAGAGCATGATGGTAAAATCACAGTGAAAATTGATGGTAAAGCTATGAGTGCTGCAAGTGTAATTGCAATGGCTGGTGATGAAATTCTGATGAGTCCTGTTGCCTTAATGATGATTCACAATCCATTAACATTTAGTTATGGAGATATGCACGATTTACGCAAAACTGCTGATGTGCTTGATGAGGTAAAAGAAACAATCATTAATGCTTATACCTTGAAGACAGGTTTATCCAGAGATGTAATTTCAAGTATGATGGATGACGAAACTTATATGAGTGCTACAACAGCAATTAAAAATAATTTCGCTGATGAAACGCTCTATCAAGAGGAATCAATGTTTGTTGACGAAGTAGCGAATAACTTTAATTTCAACCGATTGGCAATTGTGAATAATGCGAATCAATCAGTAAGAAAAGCAGTAGAATTATTCGGTAAATTAAAAGAAAAACCAAATAATGAAAAGGAAAAATTATTAATGGAATTAGATTTAATCTAGTTCTTTTTTTATTTTAGAAAACAGGAGGAATTCAATAATGAATAAAGAATTAAGGGAATTATTAGAACAAATCAATAATAAAAAAGAAGAGGCAAAAGGTTTACTTGCTGAAAACAAGATTGATAAAGCGAAAGAAATACGCGATGAAATCAAGGAATTACAAAACAAGTTTGATGTAGCAAAAGATTTGTATGAACAGGAAAAAGCAGAAATTGAGGATAAAGGAAAACCAGTAGAAACTAAAAACGAAATTAAAACATTTATCAACCATGTTCGTACTAAATTCAAAAATGCTATGACAGGCGGTTCTGATGAAGATGGCGGATACACTGTTCCAGAAGATATTCAAACAAAAATCAATGAATATCGCGAGAGTAAAGATGCTTTACAGAACTTAATTACAGTTGAAAATGTATCTACACCAACAGGAGCGAGAACGTTTAAAGCACGTGCGCAACAAACTGGATTTGTTGAAGTGGATGAACTAGGGAATATCCCGGAAAAAGCTACTCCTCAATTCACACGTTTACCATATGCAGTGAAGAAATATGCAGGTTTCTTAACATCATCTAATGAACTGTTAAAAGACAGTGATGCGGCTATTCGTTCCGTTATCGAAAAATGGATTGGTGATGAGTCACGGATCACACGAAACAAAAAGATTCTAGAAGTGTTAACGTCTAAAACAGCACAAGAAGTTGATGGTGCAGACGGGATTAAAACGGTTCTTAATGTTGACTTAGACCCAGCTTTCCGCTATACATCAACAATTGTCACTAACCAAGACGGATACAACTATCTTGATACGTTGAAAGACGGAAACGGAAATTACCTATTACAACCATCCGTATCATCTGCAAGCGGGAAACAGTTGTTCGGTGTTGATGTACAAGTTGTTTCTAACAAGGATTTACCAAGCGAAGGGGATAAAGCACCAATTTTCATCGGTGACTTGAAAGAAGCAGTTGTACTATTCGACCGTGAAGGAACAGAAGTTAAAGCGAGCGACGTTGCAGGAGATGCGTACTTAACAGACGCGACTTTATTCCGTGCAATTGAGCGTTTCGATGTAAAAATGCGTGATGAAGAAGCGTATGTTTACGGAACAATTGACGTAACACCAGAACCATAAAAGGGTAGGGTAAAACCTACTCTTTTTTTGAGGTGATTTAATGGCCAATGAATTAGATGGACAAATATTAAGCTTGGAAGAAACAAAACTGTGGTTAAGAGAAGATACTGATAATCCGGATGTGTTGAAACAAATTTCAATGTTGATTTTTGCTGCTGAAAACTATCTAAAAAACGCAACTGGAATTGAATATGATTCGCAAAATAAACAAGCAAAATTATTTTGTTTGGTGCTAGTTACTGACTGGTATGAAAATCGTGAACTTACTGGAAAGAGAGTAAGCGAAAAGGTACGTTTTACAATCCAAAGTATGTTAGCACAATTACAATTCGGCAAGGAGTGAATACGTTGAGAACAAGTAAAAATTATAAAAAAGACAATGGCGATACATGGGTTGTCAATGGAAAAATCGAACTCAATGGAGAAGTTACTAAAGATGGTGAAGAAGTAGACTTTGGCGGCGGTGAAAGCGCACCTCCAAAATGGAGCGATATTCAAGGGAAACCATCTACATTTCCGCCTTCTACACATAACCACGACAACTTGTATTATTCAAAATCAGAAGTAGACGATATGATTAGTGGGGGAAGTGAGCCTACCTCTTGGAATGACATTGAAGAAAAACCATCTACATTTCCGCCTTCTACACACAATCATAACGATCTTTATTATTCAAAATCAGAAGTAGATGACCTTATCGCAGATTTGCAGTCTCAAATAGACGGATTAGGAGGTTGATATTGTGTATAAAGTTTTAAAGGCATTTAAGTGTAGACATCAAAAATTCAAGGTGTTTAAAGAAGGAAATGAATATAAGTCTGTAAATAAGGAACATACAGAAAAATTATTAAAAGAAGGTTATATTAAAGAACAACCAAAAAAAGTTACAAAGAAGAAAAACACTACAAAGAAGAAAGATGACAAAAAATGAATCCCGGAATTTTAAAACACAGGATAAAAGTCTACAGACCACCGAATCCAGAAACAGATTTAGATGAATATGGTCAACCATTAGACGAGCCAATTCATCATACAGATTTATGGGCAGGGATATTCCCTTTACGTGGTAGGCAAATAGAATCCGCAAGGCAATATCATCCCGAAGTGACAACGCAAATTTTAATACGTTACAGAGATGATATTGATGATGAAATGTTTGCTTTATATGACGGGAAAAAGTTTGAGTTTTTATACGTATTACATGAGAATTACGCTAAAAAAGAATTGCATATTTACTCAAAGGAATATAGACATGGCTAGGAAACGAATAAGGTTAAAGGTCGAGGGTGTAGACGAAATATTAGAAGCATTAAGAAAAGCGGATAAAGAATTAAAAAACGAACTGCATAACATAGTCGCTGAAGCGGCTGAAATAGTTTTCCGTGAAGCAGACGCAACTATTCCGATAAAAACTGGAGCGGCAAGAGAATCATTAAAAATCGAAACTGGGATAAATAGAATCGGTGTATTTTATGCAAATGTAGTTGTTGGAGGGACATCCACATACTATATCACGTTTTACGAATTAGGTACTAAATACCAACCACCAAGACCATTTATGCGACCTGCATTAGACAATAGCAGAGCAGAGATTAGACGTTATATGATTAGTCGTTTACAAGAAGTGATAGCAAGACAAGGGAAGTGATAACTTGCTAGAAGTTGATTTAAGAAATTATATATTGGAACAGCAACCGATTAAGGACATTATCAACACAAGACTTTATCCTGGTTGGATTCCGAAAAATGCAGTCATGCCTAGCATGGCTTTTTTTGTTGTATCAAATCCATCTCATCACGACATAAATGTTTCCTTTCCGCGTATTCAATTTTCAATTTTTTCCACAAGACATTCGGAGACAAAGGAAATATCCAAGTTTTTAAAGGATAGTCTTAATCGTTTTAAAGGGAAGTTAGGAAATACAGACGTTATACAAATTGTTTATCAGAATGAATATGAAAACTATGAATCTGATACAGGCTTATATCATTTAGCAAGTGATTATAAAATAATTTATTGGGAGTGATTTAATTGGTAAGAGCAATGACAACAGTTCAACAATCAAACACAATCCGATTTGGTTCGGCTAAATTTGAGGTTGGCGAAGATGAAGAAAGTTTAATTGATTTAGGTGCAATGCGTGGAGTTGAGTTTGAAGAAACATGGGATGAAGTACAGGTCAATTCGGATAATGCAGGGGTAATTGTTGTGGGAATGAACAACCAAGAAGCTATTATTCGTGGGGATTTGATGGAGATTAACCTTCAAAATTTAGCCTTATTACGTGGCGGAATTGATAAAATAGAGGAAATTGAAGAGGGAGAAGGACAAAAAGCGGCTATCCGATTATTAAGTGGTGGGTACAGTGAATTTGAGCCAAGAGTAGTTAAAATTACCAACTACAATGACAAAAATGAAGCATTTAGCATTACGATTTTTAAAGCTACAACAGCTAGTGGGATAAACATTACTTTCCCGGGTTCAGACGATGAGGACCCAGCGATGACACCAATTGAAATGAAAGGAACAAATGATGTAAGTAGAGATGTTGGGGAACAATTGTTTGTAATCGAGGATGAGCAAGGAGTAGTGCCTACACCATAAAGCATTCACTTATTGTGAGTGCTTTTCTTTTTTTATGAAGGGAGAAATAAAAATGACAACACCAAAAATTTTGGATTTAGACAAACTTATTCCAGATCAACGCATTGTGCGATTGGCAGGGGAAGATATAGACGTATCAAAAATTCCATCGAGGGTGACAATGGAAGTTGCTGAAAAAGCAGATGTTTTACAAAGCGGTAGTCAAGAAAGTTTCCCGATTTTATTAGATATGATTGTAAAGATATGCAAACCTTCCAAGCAGGATATTACGCAAGATTGGATAGTTGACAATACAAGCATGGATCAATTGTTAGCATTAATTGAATTTGTTTTAGAACCGTTACAAGAAAAAGCCAGTGAAATGGAAGGGAAACAAGTAAAAAACGTTCAAAACCCAAACCAATAGAAATGGGGCGGGTTTTTTCACAAATGGGGAGCATGTATGCTTGGGCAACACCAGATTATCTACTAGACAATATGAGCATACCGCAAATTATGATGTATTACGAATATGGAATGGAACACGAAAAAAACAAAGCTACTATCTTAACAAATCAGATTGCAGTCGGCTTATTTGGAGCAGAAGAACCAAAGAAACGTGACTACAATCCTAAACCAGATAAAAAAGCTTTTTATGATAGATATGGAAATGTCATTAAAAGAATCGGGGTGAAATAATGGCACTTTTAGGCAATCTTACTGTCGGTATTTTAGGTGATTTAAGCGGGTATAGTGATGGACTTTCTAAAGCGCAAAGGGAAACTGTTAAATTTTCTAAAAAGATTGAACAAACAGGGCGAAATATATCCACTATAGGATATGGTTTTCAAGATTTAGGGAGTAATTTAACAAATAAAATCACAAAACCAGCTTTAGTAGCAGGTGGTGCACTTGCTGGAATGGTCGGAACGTTGGGCTTTAAGCGACTTGTAGGAATGGACAACGCACAAGCAAAATTGCAAGGTTTAGGTTATGAGGGTAAATCAGTCGAGGAAATTATGCAAGATGTTGAGGTTGCAGTACAAGGCACAACGCACACAATGGCAGAGGGTGTTGACACTGCCGCAGGAGCATTAGCGGCGGGGGTTGAACAAGGAAAAGAGCTTGAACGCTACGTTAAATTAGTAGGTGATGCCGCAGTTGGTTCTAACAGACCAATGGGCGAAATGGCACAAATCTTCAACCGTGTACAAGGTTCAGGGAAACTAATGACCCAAGAGCTAAATATGATTGAAATGGGGATGCCAGGATTTGCCCAAGCAATGGCAGACAATTTAGCAGACGGCTCACTCGAAGCATTCCGTGAAATGGTTACTAATGGAGAAGTAGGTTCAGAGGAATTCTTAAACGTTATGGAAGGATTTGCAGGTGGAATGTCAGAAGCTTACGCTGGTACTTGGTCGGGTATGACTAAGAACGTCTTAGCTAATATAGGAATAATTGGTGAAGCGTTACTTGATGGTGTATTTCAAGATGGGAAACAAGCTATTGCTGATTTTCTTGATGTTTTACGTTCTGATGGGTTAAGAGAATGGGCGGCTGAAACAGGTGAAAAGATAAGAGAGTTTGCAGAGACTGTTGTTGAAAAGGTAACGGAAATGAAAGCTAGATGGGATGAACTTTCGCCATCTGTACAAGATTTGATTAAAAAAATCGCTTTATTCGGAAGTATAGGTTTGGTTGCAATTGGCCCTGTTTTGTTGGTATTTGGTAAATTTATAGTATCCATCGGTAATTTAGTAACAAGATTCGGAGCGATTATGGGTGCGGTAACTAAGTTAGGTGGTTTGTTTGGAGTACTGACTGGCCCTATAGGGATTGTAATTGGAATCATCGCGGCACTCATAGGGATAGGAGTTTTACTTTGGAAAAACTGGGACACTATTAAAGAAAAGGCGCAAACTGTATTTTCTGCATTTTCTCCATTATTAGAAAGGGTAAAAGATTCATTTATGAACTTAAAAAATTATGTCAGCCCTATAATGGATAGTCTAAAAAATTTGTGGCAAAGTTTACTTCCATTACTTCAAAAATTAGGCATGATAATAGGTGCAGTCGTTGTCCCTGCTTTTGGGATACTTGTTTCTGTTTTTTCAGCGGTCATGTCAGCACTTGGCCCATTTATAAATGCGATCATTAATTTGGTTGATGTTATTGTGAATATCGTTAATGCGATAGTTGCTTTATTTATGGGGGATTTCTCGGGTGCATTAGAATTTTGGGAGAAAGCAACAGAATCCACAATTGAGTTTGTTAAAAATTTATGGGAAACAGTTAAACAATTTTTTGTCACATTTGTAGAAACGATAATAGAATTTTTTAAAGGCTTGTACGACACACTTGTCGGAAATTCAATCATCCCAGACATGGTTAATGCGATTGTTGATTGGTTTAAAAATATGTATAAGTGGTTGATTGAATTAGTCGAAAATATAGCTGATGGAATAGTGACTTTTTTCACCAAAATATATGACAGAGCAGTTACTATATTTGAAGCATTGTTCAGTATCGTAAAAGAAATTTGGCGGTATATCAAAAATACATTTCAAAATGCGCTAAACTTTTTACTTGCATTAGTGACTGGTGATTTTGAAGGTATGAAAAAAGCAATGGAAAAACAAATGAAAAATGCTCAAAAATTATTGTCTAAAGTATGGGAAGGAATCCAAAAAATAATAGGGGATAAGGCTTCACAGATTTTAAAGAACATTATCAATAAATTTATCGACATCAAAAATAACATGCAAAACAAAATCAACGAAGCAAAAACAGCGGTGATAAATAAGTTTACTGAAATTGTTACGGGTGTAGGTAGAAAAGTAAATGAAGTATACACAAAAGTAAGAAATAAATTTAATGATGCCAAGAACGCAATGTTAAAACCGATTGAATCGGCAAGGGATAAAATTAAAGGGATAATAGACAAGATCAAAGGTTTCTTTACTGGATTGAAACTAAGTATACCTAAAATAACAATGCCAAAATTACCACGTTTTAGTTTAACAGGAAAATTCAGTTTAGTACCACCACAAGTGCCAAAATTGGATGTTAATTGGTATAAAGATGGTGGTATATTTGCGGCTAATAATCCACAGTTAATCGGAATTGGGGACGCTAAAGTACCAGAGGCGGCTTTACCTTTATCTGATTCCGTTTTATCTGTTATTGGCAATGCAATCGCAAATACAATGCGAGTAAATGACGAAAATAGAGTTATAGAGTTACACATAACTAATGTAACCGAATTGGATGGGGCAGAGGTGGCAAGGAGAACATACAGATATACCACGGAATACCAGGAGAGAGACAAACAAATCAAAAATAGTTTTAGGAGGTGATATTTTGGGGTTTACTTTTAATGGTATAAGGAAGGACTTTGTCATTATCGGTCGTGATTGGGTAATGCCTGGGTGGGGAGAAGTGGAACGAAAAGTAATAAACATCGATGGCAGACCCGGAGGCGTAACGACACAGTTTAATGAACGTGAAAGGCGATTTAGTGTACCGATTGTTTTGCCATCGTCTACCTTTGAGCAAAAAGAAAGGTACGTTGAAGAATTAGCTGAATGGCTGATACACGACAAGCCTCTACCCCTAGTGTTTGATAAATACCCCAATCGCACCTTGTATGCAGAAATTGAAGGGACATTTGAGTTTAGCCAATTCACAGAACACAGCGAAGGGTTTATTACTTTTGTATGTGCAGACCCTTACAAATACGGATCTGAAAAACATATAAATTTTACATCCGATGCAGTAGTCATAGAAAACAATGGTACAGCTGAAGCAGACCCAATCTTTGAGTTAACAGCAACCGAGAAATCAACATTTGCGATGATATCAAACGGTGAACAATATAATTTAATCGGTCAGACGGTGGATGTAGATGAACAGTTAGTTGATGAAAAAACTCTTATATTTGATGAGCGTGGTGACACATTAAGTAACTGGATCACATCTGGTACATCTGTTGATGGTGACGTGACAGGTACTATGACAACAGATGGAACAGGGATAGTTGTCAATAACTACGGTTCGGGAAACAAATGGCACGGACCAGCTTTATTAAAAGAAATCGCTCCAATTCAAGATTTCGAAATTGAAATGCGCCTAAGAGTTGAAGCGACCAACCCTAATCAGACTTACAGAATTGAGTTTTATTTATTTGATGAAAACATGCAAGTATTAGGTAAAATGGCAATTATGGACGCATCACAAGGTAGAATTCAATATTCTGCTGAAGGTAGGATTGGATCATTCATTGGTAAACATAAAAATTATTTAATTAGTTCACAAAACTATGAAAGAAACAGAAACCATTTTCACGGTATGTTAAGAATGAGGCGAATCGGAAAACGGTTTGAATTTTATGTTGCTAGAATTGGTCATAACGAACAAGGTTTTATTCATCATGATTTTTTAGATATACCATTTAATGATATCAATAACGAATATCAAGGAAAATTGAAGTATGTACAAATCCACATTGGTAAATATGGCTCAACGTCAAACCCGCCTACACCAAGAATTAACTTGATAAAAGTAAGTGAATTAAATGAGGTTTTAGTAGATCAGACACCTTACATTTTTGGTGTTGGAGATATTGTAACGTTTGACCATAAGAATGATGACATATTAGTCAATGGTGAAGCACGAAACGACCTAAAGAATTTTGGAGGGTCGTTTTTTAAATTGCAGAAGGGTGAGAATGTAATTACTGTTACTCCGGAAGATAGTTTTGATAGTGAGATTAAATTTAGGGAGAGGTATAGATAATGATTAAATTTATTAAAAAAATAGTAGGAGCGGTTACTCCTACTAAAAGGAAATTTACTGAACCTACAAATGTCTATGTTCAGTCAAAAGGAATAATAGGTTAGTCTTTTGCAACAAAAAAATCAACATGGTTACAAGAAGTACACATTTCAGATCTGAGTGGCATTATGTTTTTATCGTCAATATAAACTTTACCGTCTTGCTCCACCATAGACATTAGGGCTTGTTTCCCTTCTACTTTTGTAAATTCTGTACCGCCACATATTATACATTTATTCATCATATACACCTCCCTCTTTGACATAATTCGACAAAAAGGAGGTTTTATCCTGCAAAGAAAGGAGAAAATCATGTCTCAAATACACATTACGGATGGACAAACACATGAAATACTAGACTATATTACTGCTAAAAACATTATTGATGATAACCACAAAAAATCATTAGAAGATACGCTAGAAACATATGACTTTATCACGTTTGCAGATAAAAGGTTTAGCCAACACCTTGAAAAACGCAATCGAATCATTATTCCAGATGAAGATGAAACATTACGTGAGTTTGTCATCTTTGAAGCCATTAAATATCGTGACAGTGAAGGTCATAAAGCACAAGTATTTGCTCATGCTAGTTATTTAGAATTAAAGAAAGCTAGTATTATTTATCCTAATACTTTTGAAGGAACTGCTAGTCAACATGCGGGAAGGTCACTTAATGACACCGGATGGCAAGTAGGGATTGTTGAAGCAACTGGAACTAGAAAGTTAACAATCGAAAGTCATACCAATCCATATGATTTTTTAAAACGTCTTGCTAAGGAATTTGAATGTGAATTGGGTTTCCGAGTCGAACACGATGGTAATAGAGTAACTGGAAGATACGTTGATTTGTTAGAACGTGTCGGTCAATGGCAAGGTCGAGAGGTTGAATTCGAGAAAGACTTAGCTGGCATTCGCAGAGTTGAAAAACAAGATATCGTTACTGCTCTTTTAGGGTTAGGTCCAGAAGATGAAGATGGTAATAGATTAGAAGTGCTTGTAGAAGATGAAGATGCTTTGCAAAGATGGGGTAGAGTTGACGAACATGGAAACTTA